TAATGCTTATCCGGAGATTTCCCCTTATCAGCTTTCTTACAGAGTAACAAAACATTTTAAGGTGTATAAAGATGAAGATGAATTTATTGATGAAATGCACTGCCATATTTGTGAGGGAGTACCAAGTTGGGTAAATGGTGAACTTATGAAGCACAAGACACATACTGTTCTCTTTGTGTGTGACAGAGGTGTTTCTCATGAACTTGTGAGACACAGACCTGTTTCCTTTGCACAGGAGTCCACACGTTACTGCAACTACACACATGGCAAGTTTGATGGTGAAATCACTGTCATTGAACCCTTCTTCTTCATGCCAGATGGTGAGAGAGTGACCACTGAAAATTGGAGTGAGAGATATGGTGCATGGAGACACGCTTGTGAAGTAGCAGAAGAGAGTTACAACAGAATTATTGCTGATGGTGGTACAGCACAGGAAGCAAGAAGTGTTCTGCCTAACTCTTTAAAGACCGAAATCATCATGACCTGCAATGAGACAGAGTGGCAACATATTGTGAACCTTAGAAGTAAGGGTACAACAGGAGCACCACACCCACAGATGAAAGAAGTCATGACACCATGGTATGAAGAATTGAAGACTTTAAGTGGAGGTAGAGTGCAGTAATGAAGCAGACTAAGAAACTTACTAGAAATCAAAGAGAATTTCTTGAAAAGAAGTATGCAGTGGACACCACTAAAGCAAGATTGGTTGAAGAGACTAAAGACAGTCTTAGAGTGCAGATTGATGGTGGTGCTATAATTACTTATCTCAAGGAGGTGTAAGCCATGAGTAAACCACACGATAATGTAAACAATCCACAGCACTATGCAGGAAGCACTTCTTTAGAGTGTATTGAATGTATGAGAGTTACATTTGGTGCTAAAGCAGTGTATGACTTCTGCCTGTGTAATGCCTTTAAGTATCTGTGGAGATACAAGAACAAGAATGGTGAAGAAGACATTAAGAAAGCCAGATGGTATCTTGATTATGTACAGCATGATATTGAACGTGATGGTGATTATGTTCCAGATGAGATACATAAGATGTATGACCGACTTAATGACCTTTACATTGATATTACAGATAAAATTGCAAATGGGGTGAGTTAAATGTCTCATCCCCCATAGGAGGGAATAGTTATGCCAAAAATATGTTATGTAGAAAAGAATTTTCGGAGTGAGAGTCTTGCACTTATTGACAAAATCAATAATGTAATTGATGAGTATGAGTTACAGGGATATTCTCTTACACTCCGTCAGTGTTATTATCAGTTAGTTGCAAGAGGTATTATCCCGAACAACGAAAGAAGCTATAAGAACACAGGTAACCTTATCAATGACGCACGTTTAGCAGGTCTTATTGATTGGTATTCAATCGAAGACAGAACCAGAAACTTACATAAGTTAGCACATTGGGATAGTCCTAAAAGTATCATTGAGAGTGCTTCCGAACAGTACAGAAAAGACATTTGGGAGAACCAAGAGTATTATGTTGAAGTGTGGGTAGAGAAAGAAGCACTTGCCAATGTAGTAGGACGTGTAGCCAATGAGTTAGATGTTCCATACTTCTGTTGCAGAGGTTATGTATCACAGTCTGAAATGTGGTCTGCGGCTCAAAGATTTAAACGTAAGCAAGAAGCAGGGAAAGATGTTGTCCTTATTCATTTAGGAGACCATGACCCTAGTGGTATTGATATGAGTCGTGATATTGAAGAAAGACTTGTACTTTTTGGAGTTGATACATTCATGTTCAACTTTAGAAGAATTGCATTAAACATGGAGCAGATTGAAGAGTTTGCACCACCTCCAAACCCTGCAAAGCTGACAGACAGCAGATGTGGAAGTTATATCCAGAGATTTGGTGATGAGAGTTGGGAGTTAGACGCTTTAGAGCCTAAAGTTATCCATGACCTTATTACAAACAATGTCACAGAGTTTTGGGATATTGATGAAGTAAAGAGAGTCAGAGATTTAGTTGCTAGTGAAAAAGAAGTTATGGAGTCTGTTGCCAATGATTGGGATAAAATCTATAGAGAGTATTGTGAATAAGCACTAACTACAATATCTGGGGCGAGACGATAAAAAGTCTTGCCCTTTTCTTAATTGACTAATCTGAACTTTAAGGCTATAATATGAAATACCACTTGTGGAAATTATTATAGCAGTATAGGAGGTAATTATCATGAAACTGAAAGCAACTACAACAGGTGAAGAGAAGAAAAACCAAAAAGAAAAACTTGTCAGACAGGGTAAGAACGCTAAAAGAAAAGGTGGTCAGTATGAGAGAGACATTGCTAAAAAGTTCCAAGCCAGATATGGAGTAGAACTTAAGAGAACACCTCAATCTGGTGGTTTTGCCAAGAAGTCAGAGAAAGCAGATGACTTTAGAGGTGACATTACCATAGTAGATACCAAGCAAATGTTACTCTTACATATTGAGTGCAAAAATCAGAAGCAGTGGTCTATGCCTAAGTGGATTGCTCAAGCCGAAGAAGATTGTCCAGAAGACAGAACACCTGTGGTTATCTTCCACCAACATAATTCTTCAAAGGACTATGTGTGTTTGTCTCTTGAAGACTTCTTTAGCCTTGTAGAAAAAGACAAAATCGTAGGAAAGAGGGTATTTAAAAAATGATGTTATTGAAGATTATTATTGTGTTAGTTATTGTGGGGTTGCTAGTGTATCACTTATTTCCTGTAATTCAAGTGTGTGGTGACAGTATGTACCCAACATATCTTGATGAAGAGATTATCTTTGGTTCAAAAATCTACCGCAAATCCAAGCTGAAAAAAGGTGATGTTATCATCTATCGAAGTCCAACAGAAAATCGAATAGTGATTAAAAGGATTGACCATATTGAGAAGAGAGACGGAAAGCGGTTCTTTTTCTGTTTAGGTGATAATCCAGAACACAGCTATGACAGTAGATATTATGGTTATGTATCTTCTAAGAACCTAGTGTGTAGAGTTATAAACCAAAGGAGGAAAGTAGAGAATGTATATAATCGTTAAGAAAGATGGAACTCTTGACCCTTACAATCCAGAGAAAATTAAGACAGCCATTAGTAAGTCAGCAAAGAGAATGATGGTTGAACTCACAGAAGATGATAAGAACAACGTGGTGTCTTTTGTAGAACAGAAACTTGCTGAAATCGGAGAAGAGAAAGTAAGTATTCAGACCATGCACAATTTAGTAGAGGGTGCTCTTGAAGAGTTTGACCCAAAGGTTGCAAAGAGTTACAGAGACTACAGAAACTACAAGCAAGAGTTTGTACACATGATGGACAAAGTGTTTGAAGCGTCTCAAAGTATTCGATTTATCGGTGATAAAGAGAACAGTAACACAGACAGTGCTCTTGTAGCCACTAAGAGGTGTTTAGTGTTTAATGAATTAAATAAGAGACTCTACAGGAAGTTCTTTATGACCAAAGATGAGTTGCAAGCCTGTAAAGAGGGTTACATCTATGTTCATGACCAGAGTGCCAGATTGGACACTATGAATTGTTGCTTATGTGATATGTCCACAATTATGAGTGGTGGATTTGAAATGGGTAACATCTGGTATAATGAACCTAACAGCCTTGATACTGCATTTGACGTTATGGGTGACATTATTCTGTCAAGTGCTTCACAGCAGTATGGAGGTTTCACTGTGCCAGAGGTTGATAAAGTATTAGCACCTTACGCACAGAAGAGTTATGACAGATATGTGCAGGAGTATCAAGAAGACGCTATGGAGCTTCTTCAAGAGTTGCACATTACATTCATTAAAGGACTGTTCAAGCCTATCATTGACCTTTTAGCTGACCGAAAAGCTATGAAGAAAGTCAAGAGAGACTATGAGCAAGGTTTCCAAGGTATTGAGTATAAACTCAACACTGTAGGGTCTTCCAGAGGTGATTATCCTTTTATCACCATGACTTTCGGACTTGGAACAAAAGTGTTTGAAAAGATGGCTTCACTTACATTCCTTGAAGTGCATAAAGCAGGTCAAGGTAAGAAAGGTAATAAGAAGCCTGTGTTATTCCCTAAATTAGTGTTCCTGTATGATGAAGACTTGCATGGTGAGGGTAAACCTCTTCATGATGTGTTTGAAGCAGGAATTGACTGTAGCTGTAAGACTATGTACCCAGATTACTTGTCTTTAACAGGTGATGGTTATGTAGCAAGTATGTACAAGAAGTATAAGAAAGTTATCAGTCCTATGGGTTGTCGTGCGTTCTTATCACCTTACTTTGAGCGTGGAGGTTTTGAACCTGCTGATGAGAATGACGTTCCTGTATTTGTAGGACGATTTAATATAGGTGCTGTGTCTTTACACCTGCCTATGATTTTAGCAAAAGCCAGAAGAGAGAACAGAGACTTCTATGAGGTCTTAGATTACTACCTTGAAATGATACGTCAAATTCATTGCCGAACCTATGATTATTTAGGTGAAATGAAAGCAAGTATCAATCCTGTCATGTACTGTGAGGGAGGTTTCTATGGTGGTCATTTAAAGCCTAATGAGAAGATTAAACCACTCTTAAAGAGTGCCACAGCTTCTTTTGGTTTCACTGCTTTGAATGAACTCCAAGAACTTTATAACAAAAAG